GACTTGACAAAGCACTTGCTGGAATACGAAACTTATCAAAAGCATTTGTTGGAAGATTTAATCGATTGAATCCAGAAGTAGGTAAATTTTTTAGAGCAATTAGTAACACTTTTGCTAATATAACAAAACAATTTAAAGCAGGTTTTAATAGTTTAAAAGTTGCAAGAAATTCTGTCGGACAGTTTACGAAGTTAGGATTTTTTGGTAGAATGGGTAGTTTTTTTAACACACTCCTTAAACCTTTTAGATTTATAATAAAAGCATTTGCTGATTTAAATAAAACTATACGAAGTGTTTTTGGTATTGTTAGTAAAGTTGCAAAAGGTGGTGGTGTTTTATCAAAATTCTTTGGTACTATTGGTAGTTTTTTTCGTGGTTTTGCCGCAATTGGTAGTAAATTATTAATACCATTACAAGTAATTATTGGTCTTTTTAGTGGTGTTACACAGGCATTTAAAGATGTTTCAAATGCAGAGGATGGTTTTTTCAATAAATTAATTGCAGGATTAGGTGGATTTGTAAAAGGTGCCTTTAATGCATTAATTAGTATGCCATTAGATTTATTGAAAAAAGGTGTATCTTTCATAGCAGGTAAACTTGGGTTTGAAAATTTTGCAGAACTGCTAGATAGTTTTTCTTTTACTGGTTTGTTTAGTACTATATTTGATGGCATCACAAGTTTTGTAACAGGTGTTAAAGATATCATAGTAGGTTTATTTACATTTGATGGAGAGACAATTAAAAAAGGTCTAGGTGGTATTGGAAATATTATTAAAGGTGTAGGTAAATTTTTTCTGGCAGTTGCCGCAGGAGGTCTAGCGGCCTTAGGTGCATTAGCACCAGGTGGCGAATCACCGGGCGAAGCATTTACTAGAAAATATAAAGAAGTCATGGCAGGTGGAAGTGGTAACGTTACAAAAACAGATAGAAGTAGTGGTACAGGTGGTGCAGACTTAGACGAAACTGATTTAAATAAAGTAGCACCAGAAGACAGACAAGGAACTATTCAGGCCGCGGCAAGTAGAAAAGAATCTAGAGGTGGTGGTACAACAGTAATAGATGCATCAACAAATACTAATACATCTACAAGTGGTGACACACTAGCAATGAGTGGTCCACCAGAACCAGCAGTAAATCCTAGAAAACAAAGTAGAGGTTAAAAAAAGGGCGATACTGAGAGGTAATTAGTATCGCCCTAAAAACTTGTTTTTATATCAACAAGTTTTATGATTCGTCATTTGCCAGTTTAGCAAAATAACTCAAAGTTTCATCATCTGATTCAGTAGCATTAACTTCTGGTGCTGGCGCACTTGCAGATACGACAGGTGTTTCCATTGAAGATGGTTCAACTGCTTCTGCGGTCTTAGTTAAGTCCTCACTTTTTTGAGTCATACCTTCACCAACTGCTTCACCCAGAACTACAGATAATCTCTGTTTTAGTTCATCATATGTTTTATAGTTAGTAGGTTCAACGAACTCAGCAACATCAAACATAGCATTGTATGTTGCTTCTAATTTAGTTTCGTCTGCATCGTATAATGATGTTGAAGGTTTGAATGAAGATTTATCATAGTTTCTGTAACCAGCAACATTAGTAATCTTTAATTCAAAGTCTGCACCATTCCAAAAGTCAAACGGATTGACAGGTTCTTCACCAGGGAATTGAGGTTGCATCACGTCCATAATCTTGTCCATGATTTTTTTACCAAAGTCATATAAAAAGACTTTACCTTCATTGGCACGGTTTGCAGGGTCTGAGATAACAAGAATGTTTACTACATGATGTAGTCTACGTTTTTGATTTCTTGCAGTTTCTTTATCTGCATCTATGCCAGAATTCCATAATCTAGAATTCAATTCACCCAATGGGTCTTTTTGACCAATAGATGTAAGAGACTTCTCTACATACCATTGACCTGTAGGGCCCTTGAAGAAGTGGTCAAAGTATCTTACCCATGGTAATTCTTGACCTTCACCTGCTGGTAAGAATCTAATAACGGCATACCCATTACCTGATTCATCGACAGTTGGTTTCCAGAATCTTTCGTCTTCATACGATTTCTTCTGAGTTGTGGCACCCGATGCTTCTTGCACCGCTGAAACGAGTTTTGAGACATCTGTTCTATTGGTCTTTAAGTTTGCGAATGACATGTATTTCTCCTTTGTATTCGTTGTATTATTTTTGTCCACTTACACATAATATAAAATTGCTTTATTATACTTGTTTACACAAATAAAGTCAAGCATTATTTAACATTGTTTAAAACAATGTATTCCCTTTAGGTAACATATGCAAATCCATACCTTCTGCTTCAACTTGGTCTTTGATTGCTGGAGATATGTATTTTTTTATGTCTTCTAATTCTATGTTGTTCTTTTCACATATATGGACAATAGCATCAATGTATCCATGCCCATCATTCTTAACAGATTCAAGAATCATTTCAGTAAACTTTTTCTTTGTTAGAAAATTATTATTTACTGCTTCTTCTTTCTCTTGCTTTTTTGTTGTTTCTTTCTCTGGTTTCGTCATTTTGTTCTTTTAAGATTACGTCACATATCCACCTTTTCAAACCATAGGGCGTGACAGGTGCATTGTTCTCGATTATCTTTATGTGTTTCCAAGTTATGATAAGACTTGTATAATTATTATACTTATCGTCTGTAAATGCCCATGTAAAAGTATGGGGATTTCCTTCGTATCTATTATTTTCTGGATTGTCAACGTCTTTGCCATAGTAGTCGTAGTATACCCAACTACCATTTATTATTTCACCAGCATTATAACTACCATGTTCCCATTCAAATGGTTTCGGGTTTTGTTTATATACTTTTCTTTTTTTCACAAATAGTTCTCTATTCATATTTATACACCTCTCGTCTAATACACTATTATAACATATTCAAACGAAAAAGTCAACCAGTGAATTTTTTACGTTCTTGTCTGCGAGACGTTTATCGAAGATATTTTTCAGTTGTTGCTTCCAATTTTGTAGACTATGTTTTTCTTTAGTTTTTTCTGAAATGTCTAGTCTAGTTGTATGTGGTAATTTACTTAACTCTTTTACTGTTGCAACGAAGTCTGCTTTGCTACAACTCTTAGGTAGTTTACGATAGTGAGTTTTATGTACTGCTATTGATTCACTTGCATGTTTATTAGATTTATCTGTAATTAATATTGCAGGTAATCCATGACCCAATGCCTCTTGAGCAGTAATACCATATGATTCTTCTGGACATGTTGAACAGAATACTTTACACTTTGCTATTGTTTCAAGAACAACATTATGGTCTAAGTCAAACAAAGTTGTCTGTGGTTCTTGCCAATGTCTATTCTTATCTAAATATTCTGCATTACTTTTATATGCAATATCATTTGTTAACACTAAACTGTCTAATTCGTTAACAGATTGCTTGTGAACATAAAATGGATTCTTGCTTTCATATGCAGAACCAATCGTGCCAACGTCATAAGGTTTTTTAGCATAAACTACTTCATCACCTTTTAAATAAGATGGGTGAATGTGACCATGTATTTCATCGAAGTCTGACCCAGTAGTTCTAATTGATTGCTCTCTAAACCATTCTTCTTGATATTCACTTACCATATATACATGAGCATTTAACGATTGCAATTGTTTTAAATAATTACATTTGTTTTCAAGTGCAATAGTTCTAATCAGTGGTTCATGCCAGATTGCAACGATTGGTATGCCTAGTTTCGAAAGATAATTACCCATACCCAATTGATTTAACATAAGCATATCTGGTTCGTGTCTACCAATTACCGATTCAACTATCTGTCTTATCTTGTTTGCTTTCTTATCTTCTTCTGTCACACGAACAGGTATGACATCAAAATTATCTGCAACATCTTTAATAAACTTTTCTATGCCACCAACCATCTTAGTCGAATTGACATCGAAACCTTTATGTGCTGAGTAGGGTAAAACTATTTTCACTTACTGAATCTCGGGTCTTGAAAATTTCTATCGAGAATCATATTGTAGTTATTCACACCTGTAGATAGATGTATGTTATCTTTGAATTTAAGTTTATTCTTTTTAAATGGATTATAGTTAACATGGTGATGCCATCTTCCGTATCGCCAGACGACCGTGGCAACGTCTGGGTGCATGTCTGCCAACATCTGAGACTTATTAATAGTACCATCAGTATTGTAACCTTCTTTCATTGCATCTGTATTTTCTGCATGATAGAATTCTGCAGTATTACCACCACTAACTGTTTGAGTTGCCATCTTACCCTGCATGAATGCATTGAACTGCAAACAAACATCACCATCTTTCATAACTCTTAAACAGATATCTGTATCTTCATTGTATCTACCACGCCATCTGTGTTTACAATCGTTACGTATTAACAAACAAGAATAGATTCTAGTGTTTGCAACATATGGTGGATACTTTTGATTTGGTGCGATAAAGAATCGATACTGAGGACCAGCAATATAAACATTATCGTATCTGTCAACGAAATCTTCCATGACACGAAAACCTGTAGAACTTTCGAATCGTATTCTTTCATTGTTATGTAATCTGTAAAAGTCTGCTAGATTATCATCTAGTACCCAATGACTTGTTGCACCAATACTAATTGAGTGGTCCCATGCCCAGTTTCTTGCACGACCTGGACCATCACCATGATTTGAAAATGGTGCTTCTAATAATGTCACATATTCACGAATGTCAAATGTATCAAGTGCTTTATCATAATCTTGCATGTCTTGTGGTTCGACTACGATGTAATGTGGTATCTTCATACGTGATAAAGACCTAGATGTAATCATTGAATCTGCACGACCCTTTGAAACAATATACATTGGGTGTCTGAGTGGGAAAGTAAACCCGTCATCTACCCATCGAAGAAATCTATTCTTTGTAATATCTAACTTCGGGTGCCAGATAGCATTTGTTTTTTCTGTAAGTTCTTGACCAATACGTTTAGCAAAGTCTTGATAATGTTTCTCTGTGCGAAAATGCATATGTATTGTACGAAACGATGGGTTTTCTTCTTGCACATATTCTGGCATGTCAACCCAATGTTCTTTCCATTTTGCATTGACATCTGTGACACCTTCTTTGACTTCTATATCTAATGCTGAATCACTCTTGTTTTTAGAACGAGGAAGTAATAAGTTCTTATCAATCTTAATACCAGTAGGTTCTTCTTCTTCACCAAATAGTGAAGTCTCTGGGTCTGCTTGTGGATAAAATGCGACTTTAGTTTTGTAGTCTATACATTGACCAATCAAAGAGCAGTATTCTGCCATATCATCGACATTACGAAAATGCACATATAAAACTTTATGTACACCTGCTTTTTCTTCTCTTGTTAAAACTTTATCGGGGAGGGCAGTAGTCAGTTCTTCACCGACATACTTATCTAATGTTGCTTTGTAGTCATCTTGAATTCTATTATCTGTATCTAGATAATTATCATAAGATGAACTTTCTCTTACTTCTTCCATGTATTCTCACGTATTTTTTGTATTCTGCGTATTATATCAGGAGAATCAACAAATGTCAAACTTTATTACATTCTCCAGTCTAAATGCTCTCCACTGTTGGACATCTAAATCAAACACTTTGATAACTCTATCTGTATCTTGATAGTGCCAAAGTAATTCTGACTTTGGCATTTTATCATCTGGTATTTCAGATTCCATTAGAGTACATTTCATGACTCTTGTATGACCGTCTTTCTCTTTAAGAAATTCTACGTCTACAATATTATTTATAAGAGTTTTAACTGTAGAAATTCTATCAAGTTCTAAAAATTTCATTGCATAAACCCGTCTAAACTAGTTTTAGTTTCATTTTCTTTTTTCAAAGTGTGTTTTACTGCAGTTATAGTGCGCCAAGCATCACTTGAAACATTTAATGTTGTAAGTTTATCATATGGTTTCATTGTTTTGGGATCCATCCACAAATCAATTGTTCTATATCTTTGTTTTTTATTTTTTCTTGCAGTAGGTTGTGCAAATTTTCCTGAAATAAAATCACATGAAGGTGCTTCACTTCTTATATCATATTCTTCGCCATCTAAAGTATTACGTATATTTTTTACATCTATAGATTCAAATTTAATTCTATCAATTTGTTTAGAAAAGAATTTTATTTTTTCTAACTCTTCTATATTTTCTATTTCAAAAGTTTCATATGAATATTGTATAGGGTAACCAAAAAGTTTTTTACATTCTTTTATTATTTCCTGTTCGAAATAATTTAATTTATTTACGTTTTTTACTTCAAAAACTTTATACACTTCAAGACTAGCATTAGAAGAATAATGGTCATGTAATCTTGATTTCAAATTTTCTGCTTGGCCGACTTTAATATAAAATTTATTTTCTTCTTTATGAGGATAATAAAATAAATAAATGCCTGCATAATCAAGAGATTTCATGAGGCATATCCTGCAGGTTCACCAAATCCTGCATATGCTTCTGCGACAAACCAATTTGGTATATCACGTTTAGTCCACTTTGCAAATCCAATCTTTTCTTCGACATAATATTTTTGATATGCTTTGATTGAATCGCCAGGTACTTTGCAATAATCTGGCATTGCTTGTGGAGGTTCTACGAACCCATTGTCTTTTATATTCTTAGGTTTTATTTGTAGTATTTCACCTAATTTACTTTCAGTTGAATGAATCTTACCATATCTATGAGTATATTCCATACATAATTCTCTAAACAAAAGATATAACCACCAATAGTGTTGTGAACTCTCTCTAACCCAAATTGCACTAGGGTGATTAATATGACTTGCTTTATATAAAGTATTTTCTATATTAGAATTTGCCATTTTAAATCTACGAATTCTGCGATTGTTTGCAGTTCTACCTTCATACTCTTCACCATCAAGAACACGATGAGCAGTAGATAATAATTGAGCATATTCAACTATCATCTTAACAACATGTTTATCTACGTGTTGCTTTGCACATGTTCTATAATGTTTATCAAGATAAAATATATTCACGTGTTATCGCCTTCTGTATACGTAGTTCTTTGTTTATCAAATTGACCTTTACCAGTAAGTGGTGGTTTATTACTTATTGCAACACCTGGTCTGTCTTCTCTTTTTTCTGGTAAATTATCAATATGGTTTTGTATCTTTGCATTTTTCTCAGCATTTTTAAATGCTATAACACCAATACATGCACCAATACCAATAAGACCTATAAATAATATTATATCGATTATCATTATACTATACCCATATATGTTAAAAGTAGTATTATATACAATGAAACAAAAATTGTCAAGACTACTTGTGTATAACCCACGGTTCACCTCTCAATATTGCTTCTGCTTGATGTGGTCCATAATGATAACAGTTTAACTGAATCACTTCGCCACTTTCCCTTTCAATCAAATATCTTTTTGACAAGGGTTCTTTTTGTTCAACCCTTGATAAGATATCACCTTTGTATGTTTTTAAAACAAGTTTCATATTATCACACCTCTATGTTTACTATTTTATCACCATATTTCTCTTCGACTTTTTGCCCTAAGACTTTAGTAATAACTTTGTACTTTGAAAAAGGTATACCTCTTTTGTAACAGTAATACCCTAAATCTACTTGACCAGTGTCACCATACATAACATCTGCTTTAATAATATTTTCTTCTAATGCTTTTTTCAAAGGAATATTAAAATACTTTGCATGGTCAATAATTTCTTTTCTAAGATTTACCCATGCACGTCTTTCTTCTCTTCGTTCCATTTCTGCAATTTCTTTTGCTTCTTCTGAAACATCGTTAATCATTTCTTCAAGTTCGTTTACAGTATATTCTAAAAAGTTAAATCTAGGTCTAAACCCACGAGCATCTTTATGTATGTCTGAATATGTACCATAAAGTTCCCATTTGATAGCATCTTCAAGAGTATACACACCAGCATCGTTATAAAATTCTATTTCACAACTGACTGTTGACCAACCATTTGCTTTGTATTCTGCAGTTTTCTTTTCGCAGTATTCTTCTAACGTTTTACAATCTGTCAAAAATATCATGATGCACCTTCACGAAGATATCTTAATTTATCTGGACTAGAATTAGCATATTCATAAAGATAAAATGCTTTATGATTTTCAAGTCTTTCTCTCCAAATTAATCTAGTGATTGGAGAATGAAATGATTTTACAAAATCAGTTTTGTCTTTACACTCTAAGTAAAAGTTTTCGATAACATCTTCTTGTGGAGAAAACTCACTAAGAATACCATGACCCAAAGAATCAAGTTCTTCGTTTTGATATCTTTCATATACTTGGAATGCCAGAGCATCTTTCATATATTTTTTAGATACTGCTGGTAGACTATGATAAAGTGAAAGAAAGAATTTCTTTTCT